ACAGGGACTAATAGATATTCTATTGGATTTGATCTGTTTACCGAACATTCTTTTAATTACATTCGTGAAAACCGTAACGAAGGTTCGGAAATCCAGGATGTTATTCTATTGTCAGAAAAATTTTCTGACTTATAATTATATCTGTAAGAGGATGAGGGGTGTACTCACCCCCCTTTTACGCCAGGATGCCTTCGGGGTCCTAATGTAAACGTCGCTTTTAAAGGACAATGGTAACATTTAATTGGGAAACATATACTCCATACTCAATCGGATTCAATGAAACATTCAGTAGACTGGAAGCTCTTGCGGGAGCAAGAGATAATTATCCACCACACAACATTATTGACGGATCTGATGGTCGCACCACTTTGGAACTCGCTCTTGCGGGATTTTCAAGAGAAGATTTGGAAGTCACAACAGAACGGAATGTTCTAACAGTATCTGCTAAAAAATCTCCTCAAGATAAAGAATTAAAATATCAGCATAAAGGTATTTCATATAGGACATTTGCCCGCAACTGGCAGATGGGTGATGATGTAGAGGTTGAGTCTGTAGACTTTGTTGATGGTCTCTTGTCAATCACTTTACGGAAAGAATTACCAGACAAACAGAAGCGTAAGAAACACTTCTAAATAAAAACGAAGGGCACTTGACGGTGCCCTTTTATCTTGTTATACTATAGAAAAGATTTTTTGAATATGTCAGATACAATCAATCACAGTGTTCGTATTGTCCATCTTGTGACTGGTGAGCACGTCATTTGTAATTTTACTCAAGTACGCGAAGAAGATAAGTTTGTGGCGTATCAACTTCTTTATCCTCTTGCACTAGCATTGAGTAATGCTCCTGAAGCACCAGAAGAATTTAACGTCTCCTACCGTCGTTGGAATCCATACACTCCGTATGAAGATCATCGCATCTCTCCTACTAGTGTAATCTCTGCTATGCCACCCGCAGGTGAAATCCTACAAAACTATGTTGCCAAACTGAAAGAGGCTGGTGTTGACCTCTCATTCCTACCTAATAACGGAGCTGAAATCCTTGGAGAAACTACTCAAAGTGCTACTACTGAAGGACCAGTGGCTGCTGGCGTCAGTTGATGAGGTTGAGGGTGCTCAGTTTGGTGATCCAGATTGCATCCTCAACGATCCTATGCTTATTGAGGGAGACCAGTTGACAGACTGGCTCCCATTTGCAGACGTAAAGGAGTGCGTGGTCCGTTCTTCTGATATACTAACGTTTGTGGACCCGAGCGAGCGTCTGCTTGCTCAGTTTTATAATGGAAAAACCGAACTGCTTACTGAATGAAGTTTTATACTAATGTTGAACAAGCAGGCAACCGCTTGCTGGTCCGTGGTTATGAAGGTGGTAGTCCTTTTTCATATAGAGTGCCTTTCAATCCCACTCTATATGTTCCTACACAGAATTATTCTGAGTGGAGGACTCTTGAAGGAGATTGTGTAGAACCTATGAAGATGGGTTCTATTAATGACGCCAAGGAGTTCATCAAAAAGTATAAAGAAGTTGACGATTTCCAGATCTATGGAAATAGTCGCTACCTGTATCAGTACATTGCTGAGCAACATCCAGAAGAAGAGATTCGTTATGACGTGTCTCAAATTCGTGTGTTCACAATTGATATTGAAACAGCAGCAGAGAACGGGTTTCCCGACATTGAAACAGCAGACCAGGAGATTCTAGCGATCAGTATTAAAGACTCATATACTGGTCGCATTATTGTTTTTGGGGCACGTCCCTTTGACAATAAGGATCCGATGGTTGACTACATGCATTTCCGTTCTGAAGAAACTATGCTTAGTGCATTTCTTCAGTATTGGAATGAGAATTGTCCCGATGTGATTACAGGTTGGAATGTTCAGTTGTTTGATATTCCCTATATTGCTAGGCGTATTGATAGGATCCTTGGTGAGAAGTTTACTAAGACTCTTAGCCCTTGGAAGCTTATTTCTTCTAGGGAAATTTTCATTAAAGGAAGAAAACAGATCGCGTATGATCTTCCAGGAATTTCTACACTGGATTACCTTGACTTGTACAGGAAATTTACTTACACCAATCAAGAATCTTACCGACTGGATCACATCGCCTTCGTTGAACTCGGAGAAAAGAAACTAGACCACTCTGAGTTTGATACATTCAAAGAGTTCTACGAGAACGACTGGCAGAAGTTCATTGAGTACAACATTCATGACGTTCGCCTGGTGGACAAACTGGATGACAAGATGAAACTGATTGAACTGGCATACACCATGGCATACGATGCCAAGGTAAATTATGAAGATGTGTTTAGTCAGGTTCGCATGTGGGATAACTATATTTACTGCGAACTTTTGAAGAGGAAGATTGCTATTCCTCCTAAGAAAGAAGCGACTAAGACTGAGAAGTATGCAGGTGCTTATGTCAAAGAACCGAAACCAGGATTCTATGATTGGGTGGTTAGTTTTGACCTCAACAGTCTGTATCCTCATCTTATTATGCAGTATAATATCTCACCAGAGACGCTCCAAGATTCCAGACATCCATCAGTCACCGTTGATAAAATACTTGAGAAGCAAGTAGAGATTGACGGAGAATTTGCCGTCTGTGCAAATGGAGCTCAGTACAGTAAAGATAAGCATGGTTTTCTTCCTCAGATGATGAAGAAGATGTATGACAGTCGTGTCATCTTCAAGAAGAAGATGATTGAAGCAAAGAAACAATACGAAAAAACACCCACCATTGAACTATCAAAAGAGATTGCCCGCTGTAACAATATCCAGATGGCAAAGAAGATCTCTCTCAACAGTGCTTATGGCGCTATTGGGAATGAGCACTTCCGCTATTACCGTCTCGCTAATGCAGAAGCAATTACCTTGTCTGGACAGGTCTCAATCCGCTGGATTGAGAACCGTATGAATCAATACCTAAATAAACTGCTCTCTACAGAGGAGGTGGATTATGTCATCGCTAGCGATACCGATTCAATCTATCTTAATCTTGGACCTCTTGTTGATAAATTTTTTAGTAATAAGTCTGGCGACAAAGCAGCAGTTGTTACTATACTTGACAAGATCTGCCAAGAGAAACTGGAACCTTTTATTGAACGTTCATATCAAGAGTTGGCAACGTATGTATCGGCGTATGACCAAAAGATGCAAATGAAGCGAGAGAATATCGCTGATCGTGGCATCTGGACTGCAAAGAAACGTTACATTCTGAATGTATGGGATAGCGAGGGAGTTAGATACAAGGAACCCAAGATGAAAATCATGGGTCTTGAAACGGCAAGGAGCTCTACTCCTGCGTATTTTAGGGACAAATTGTATGCAGCGTTTAAGATTATTATCGGCAAGACAAATGATGAACTTATCAGTTTTATCAATGACGTGCGAACAGAAACGAGAGAGCGTCCCTATTCGGAAGTCGCCTTTCCCAGAGGAGTTAACAACCTTGCCAAGTACCGTCACCCTACGGAAATCTACACCAAAGGAACGCCCATCCACGTAAGGGGTGCCCTTCTTTATAACCACTATGTGAAATCATATAAGGTAGAAAATAAGCATCCTCTCATTCAAGAAGGTGAGAAGATCAAATTTATGTACCTTAAAACTCCTAATCCAATTCACGAGAACTGTATCAGTTTCTTTGGTGATTTGCCGAAGGAGTTTGGTATTGAAAAGTATGTGGATTATCAAACACAATTTGAAAAATCCTTCTTGGAACCGCTCAAAAACGTGCTACAATGTATTGGTTGGACCCACGAGAAGACCATTACAATTTCTAGTTTCTTTTCATGAGCAAAAAAATTTTTGTAGTCACATGGACTAATCATGTCGTGGGTCAAGTTGGTCCCGAAGACATTAAGTGCTTTGAAGACTACAATACCGCTATGGCATTTGCCAAACTAATGCGGAACGATTATAATTATGTACAATTTTATGAGGAGATCGTAGACAAATGGGATTCTTAGATTCTGTAATTAAAGAAAGTGGAAACGAGTTTGCTGGTCTGGTTAGTGAAGGAATTGCTGCTGGCGACATTACTAATTACGTTGATACTGGCAGTTATATCTTTAACGCCTTGGTTAGTGGTTCGTTGTTTGGAGGTCTTCCTTCCAACAAAGTTACAGCCTTGGCAGGAGAATCAAGCACGGGCAAGACTTTTTTTGCTCTCAGCGTCGTTCGTAATTTCCTTG